GACCAGCGGGATCTGATGATGGCCATCGGCGCCGCGATCGACCGCAGCCTCCGCCTCGACGAGTACGACGCCTCGCACGGCGCCGCCGGCGCCCGGTCCATGCTCGGCGAGCTCGGCCGCGCCCTCGGCGCCGCAGCGGCCGCGCTGGACAGCGAACCCGCGCCCGTGGAGGACGGCTGATGGACCTCGCCGCGGTGACCCGGATCCTGTCCCCGGCACAGATCCGGTCCATCGCCGAGGCACAGACGACACCCCAGATCGCCCTCTGGTCCGGCGCGGTCAGCTCGGGCAAGACCATCGCTTCGCTGCTGGCCTTCCTGATTGCCCTCGCGAGCGCGCCCGATCGCGGCCTGGTCGTCATCGTCGGCCGCACACTCCAGACGATCGAGCGAAACATCATCGACCCGCTCCAGTCCGTCGAGCTGTTCGGGATCGTGGCCGCGCACGTCCACCACACCACCGGATCCACCATCGCCACGATCCTCGGCCGCACTGTCCACCTGGTCGGCGCCTCCGACGTCCGCGCCGAGGGCCGGATCCGCGGCGCCACGGTCGCCCTCGCCTACGTCGACGAGGCAACGCTGATCCCGCAGCCGTTCTGGATGATGCTGCTGTCCCGGCTTCGGGTACCCGGCGCCCGGCTGCTGGCCACGACCAACCCCGACGGGCCCGGCCACTGGCTCCGGCGGGACTTCATCAGCCGGCCGGCCGAGGTCGGCATGCGCCATTGGCACTTCACCCTCGACGACAACCCGTCCTTGGAGCCGGCGTACGTCGAGCGGCTCAAGCGCCAGTACACCGGCCTCTGGTACCGCCGGTTCATCGCCGGCGAGTGGTGCCTGGCCGAGGGCGCGGTCTACGACTGCTGGGACCCCGGCCGGCACGTCATCCGCGGCCCGGTCCCGCCGCTGATCCGGCTGCCAGGCGTCGGGATCGACTACGGCACCACCAACCCGTTCGCCGCGCTCATGCTCGGCGTGACCCAGGACGGCCGGCTGTGCCTGACCCGCGAGTGGCGGTGGGACAGCCGCCGGCAGATGCGCGCCCTGACCGACGCCGAGTATTCCGCCCGGCTGCGGGCCTGGATCGGCAGCGAACGGCCGGAGTGGATCTGCGTCGACCCGTCGGCTGCCTCGTTCTCCGCTCAGCTCTTCCGCGACGGGCTGACCCCTACCGCGGCCAACAACAGCGTCCTTGATGGGATCCGGCTCGTCGCTAGCCTGCTCGCCCAGGGCGCCCTGGTCGTGCACGAGTCATGCGCTGGCTGGATCGATGAGATCGCCGGCTACGTCTGGGACCCGGACGCCTCACAGCTCGGCGAGGACAAGCCAATCAAGGCGGACGATCACTCGCTCGACGCGGGCCGGTACGTCATCGCTACCACCGAGGTGCTGTGGCGTCCCCTGCTCCGCGCAGACCTCACCGCAACCTGAGGAGACACCATGAACGACCCGGACGACCTGACCGAGCTGGCCCGCCGCGCCTACCACGCCTACGGCGAGGTCACCGGCGGCAAGAACTACCGCGGCGAACCGATGCCCGCCTGGGAGGACCTCGGCGAGACGATCCAGGCCGCCTGGCGGGCCGCCGTCGCCGCCGTCACCAACCACCGCTGACACGGAAGGGAGAGGGGCGCGATGCCGCTGCCAGCCGGCGCCTGGTACCACGGCGACGCCGCCGCGCTGACCCTGCCCCAGTACGACACGGGCCTGCACTGGCCGGCATGCCGTGTCGCCTCCTGTACGGGCTGCCTGCCACCGCAACCTCCACCGGCTGAGCAGCCCTCGACGCTCAACCTGAGCCTGTTCCGCCACGACACGCCCTGACGGGAGGGAGTCCGGGTGCCGATCCCGACCGGCGGCGCCTGGCCGCCACCCGCCCACCAGCCCGCCTACGACGCCTACCGCGCCTGGGACGCCTGGTACGTCGGCGACCCAGCCGAGCTGGTCAAGGTCTACACCTCGCAACCCGCCGCCAGGGTGCGGCCCAGCCAGTACGCAGGCGGCGTGGTCGGCATGCTGTCCCGCTGGCTGTGGGGCACCCCGCCCCGCACCGACCAGCGGGACAGCCGCCTGCACGTGCCTGTCCCGGCTGACCTGGCCGCCACCTCGGCCGGGCTGCTGTTCGCCGAGCCGCCGACCCTGACCGCCTCCCCTGAGGCCCAGGGCGCGGTCGACGAGCTTGTCGAGCGTGGCCTACACACCGTGCTCCGGCACGCGGCCGAGATCGGCAGCGTCCTCGGTGATGTCTACCTCCGCCCCGTGGTGGATCCGGAGGTATCCCCGACCCGGGCGATCGTCAGCGCGGTACCCGCCGACGCGGCGATCCCCGTCATCCGCTGGGGCACCCTGGTCGAAGTGACGTTCTGGTCGGTGCTGGAAGAGTCCGCCGGCACCGTGGTGCGGCTGCTGGAGCACCACGACGTCGTCCGCGGCGCCGGCCGCATCGTCTACGCCCTGCACGAGGGCACCGCCACCGAGCTGGGCCGGCCGATCCCGCTCACCGAGCACGAGGCCACCGCGTACCTGGCCGAGCTGGTCGACGAGACCGGCGCGCAGGCGACCGGCTTGGACCGGCTCGACGTCGTACGCATCCCCAACGCGGGCCCGCAGCGGCGCTGGCGCCAGCTCCCATCGCTGAAGTACCACGGCCGGTCGGACTACGACGGTGCTGAGCCGCTGTTCGACCGCATCGACGAGGTGTGGACCTCGTGGATGCGGGACATCCGGCTCGCCCGCGGCCGGATCACTGTGCCGGACTACATGCTCCAAGACCTCGGCCCTGGAAAGGGCGCCGTCTGGGACGCCGACCGCGAGGTGTACAGCTCCGTCAACGCCATGCCCGGCCAGGGCGACGGGATCACGGTGACCCAGTTCGCCATCCGCTGGCAAGAGCACAAGGCCACCGTCGACGCCCTGATGGAGGCCGCGATGCGCCACGCCGGCCTCTCAGCCCAGACCCTAGGCGAGGAGGGCGACGTGGCGATGACCGCGACGGAGGCCCAGGCCCGCGAGCGGCAAACGTTTCTAAGCCGCGGTGGCCGGATCACGACGTGGGCGCCCGCCCTGGCCCAGTACATCGAGATGCATCTCGCAGTCGAGCAGCTCCGCTTCGGTGGACCGGATCCGGGGCGACCAGCCGTCGAGTTCGGCGACAGCGTCACCGAGTCGCCAGAGACGGTCGCCCGGACGGTGCAGCTCCTGGCGGCCGCCGAGGCCGTCTCGATCGAGACCCGCGTACGGATGGTGCATCCCGACTGGACGGATGAGCAGGTGATAGCGGAGGTGGCCCGGATCCGGGGCGACCAGCCGGAGCAGGTCGAGGTCGGTCCGGCGCTCGGTGCCCTGGCCGGCAACGAGGACCAGGAGGAGCCGGAGGAGCCGGCGGAGGAGTAGCGCCATGGCGCTCACCGGCGACCAGATCGAGGCGATCACCCGCAGCAGCGTGGAGCTGTACCGCGAGGCTGAGCGGGCGATCCTCGCCGAGGTGACCCGCCGGCTGGCCGCCGGCCTCGACGCCCCAGACTGGGCCGTCACCCGCCTCGGCGCCCTCGCGACCCTACGGTCCGCCGTCGAGCGGATCCTCGCCCTGGTCGAGACCGACGCTGCGGAGTCGATCCGGGAGACGCTCACCGAGGCGTACCAGTCCGGGCAGGCGGTGGCCACCGTGGGTCTGCCGGCCCGGCTGCTACCGCGGGACCCGGACGTGGTCCGCGCCGCGGCCGCGCTCCAGGAGGTCCCCCGGGCGGCTGTGGTGGAGAACCTGTCCGCGGCGCTCCTCGCGGACGTCGGCGCCCGGCACGCCAACGTGCTGCGGCACGTGTTGGATGTGTACCGGGCGGTGATCCAGCAGGCCACGGCGGTCAGCGTGGCCGGTGGGATGACCCGCCGCCAGGCCGCCCAGTGGGCCTACGCGAAGTTCGTCGACCAGGGCGTGACCAGCTTCGCCGACTCCGCCGGCCGCCGGTGGCGGCTGTCCAGCTACGTCGAGATGGCCGTCCGCACCGTCACCCAGCGGGCCGCTGTGCAGGGGCAGACGGACCGGCTCACCTCGCTCGGCGTCGACACGGTGATCGTGTCCGACAGCCCCCGGGAGTGCCCGCTGTGCCGGCCCTGGGAGGGCAAGGTCTTGAGCATCTCCGGCCGTCTGCGGGGCCGGGTGGAGCTGCCGAGCATGGTCGGCGAGGGCACGGTCACGGTGGACATCGCCGGCACCGTCGAGGAGGCCCGGCGCGCGGGGCTACAGCACCCGAACTGCACGCACTCGCTGAGGGCCTTCCTGCCCGGGGCGACCCGCCGCCCGGCCAAGCCCACGACTAACGCGCGTGGCTATGAGGCCAAGGAGCGGCAGCGCGAGATCGAGCGGCAGATCCGCAAGTGGAAAGAACGCGAGGCTGCCGCTCTCGACCCAGCCGCGAAGGCCACGGCAGCGGCGAAGGTCCGCCAGTGGCAAGCCACCATGCGCGACCACCTCGCGAAACATCCCGAGCTGAAGCGGCTGCCGTACCGCGAGCAGATCGGCGCCGGCAACCTGCCGCGCTGACCCAGACCACCCGGCAAGGCCCGGGGCAGCACCCAACCCGACCACCCTCAAGGAGGGGAATCGATGCAGCACACCCGTCCTGGCCTGAGCGCCCTCGCCGGTCAGATCATCGGCTACCGGCGCGACGGTAGGCCGATCCGGCTGGCCGCCGGCGGCAGCGAGGACAGCGCCGCCAGCAGCAGCGACAGCGACAGCAGCGCCGGCACCAGCGTCGGCAGCGGTGACGGCCAGGACGGCGCCGCCGACGCCGGTAACGACGCCGGCGACGTCGGCAAGAAGCCCCAGATCAAGGGCGATTTCGATCCCGACCGGGCGGCCAGGGCGATCCAGGCCGCCCGCGACGGCGAGCGGAAAGCGAAGGAGGCGGCGAAGGCCGCCAACGACCGCTTGGCGGCCGTGCTCCGCGCCGCCGGGCTCACCCCCGACGGCAAGGAAGACCCGGCCGAGCAGCTCAAGGCCGCCCGCGAGGCCGCCGAGCGGGCGACCGCGCGGGCACGCCAGAGCGCGGTCGAGCTGGCCGTCTACAGGTCCGCCGGCAAGGTCGGCGCGGACCCGGACGCCGTGCTCGACAGCCGCGCCTTCCTCGCCGCCGTGGCCGATCTCGATCCGGACGACGCCGACTTCGGCGACAAGGTCAACGCCGCCATCAAGGCCGCGGTCAAGGCCAACCCCAAGCTCGCCGCCGCCGCACTCTCGCCCGGCCGTCAGGGGGCAGACCACACCGGCGGGCGCACCACCAAGCCCAAGACGCTGCACGACGCCGTAGCCCGCAGGCTCGGCGGATAGGAGAGGATCATGGCCGTCACCCTGGCCGAGGCGAAGAACAACTGTCAGGACGATGTGGACGTCGCCGTCATCGACGAGTTCCGCAAGGAAAGCGTCATCCTGGACACCCTCGTGTTCGACGACGTCGTCAACCCTTCGGGCGGCGGATCGACCCTGACCTACGGATACCGGCGGCTGGTCACCCAGCCGACCGCCGCTTTCCGGGCCCTCAACTCGGAGTACACCCCGAGCAACGTGACCACCCAGCGGTACACCACCGACCTGGCCGTGCTCGGCGGGAGCTTCGAGGTCGACCGGGTGATCGCGCAGATCGGCCCGGCCGCGTCCGGTGCGGTCACTCTGAACATGCAGCAGAAGATCAAGGCGGCGCG